AAGAAAAAAGAAAGCTAAAAAGAAACCTTATTTTGGAATAGATGTACAAGAAGCTATTGTGAGATATAATGCATTAGATCAACAAACACAAAGAGCGGAAAGAAACAAAATATATAGAGATGAAATACATAAAGCATTTGACAAGTTAGCTGAAAATATAATTAACACATTTAAGTTTACTTATTTTGATTATGGTTTTGAAGATATCAAATGTGAAACGGTAGCCTTTATGGTAATGAATATGCACAAGTATGATCACACAAAAGGTTCGAAGGCATTTAGTTATTTTTCAGTTGTAGCTAAAAACTATTTAATTCTTCATAATAATAATAACTATAAAAAACTAAAAAGTCACGACAAAATAGATGCTTTAGATAGACAAAGAAGTTTTAATTCGTTTGACAAAACTGATATGAAAGAATTAGCGGAAGAAATTGTGGATTATTTTGAAGCTAATTTACCGAGTATATTTAAAAAACAAAGGGATTTAAATATTGCATATTCAATATTAGACTTAATGAAACATATTGATGAGATAGAAAACTTTAATAAAAAATCTCTTTATATTTTAATTAGAGAAATGACAGATGTTGAAACTTCACATATAACTTCGGTTGTTAATACATTAAAAAAACATTATAAAAAAATAACAAACGAATATCATACTAAAGGAACAATTAATGTAACTAAAAGTGGATCATTTTTTTAATTTAGTTTTCAAATAGTATCTTTATAAAACCCATCTTTTAATGAGATGGGTTTTTATTTTAATCAATTTCTTACAAATTCAATATTTATATATGAATAAGTACATCTTAAGGAGATGATATGTCAAACGATAAAGAAATATTTGAAGGAAAAACCTTTCAGGATTTAACGAAAGATATCTATGAGAACTCTCAAAAGAAGAAATTACAGATAGATTTGTTAATTCAAGAGATACACGGATTCATTACAACTATAGATGATGTGGTAATGGTTGCTCCAATCATCAAAGAATACATGGATGCTTCTATAAAGAATGATGAACATCTTGTTAAACTTGCTGGTGTCCTTCAAAGAATTATAAGTAAATCAAGTGGGGCTGATGATGAGAGTATGTTATTATCAGATGCAGAAAAGGAAGAATTAATGGGTACACTTCAAGATACAGTTACTGATTTACAAAAAGAAAGTGATAGATTATCAGATATTAAAAACAAAACAATTGATATTTCGGAGGGATAGATGGGTTCAACTTTTACAAAAACTGATTCGGTTAAAATGGAAACTGGATATGGTATTGAAGAACAAGTACCTTTTTACTTACAATTTGTTCCTGGCACTGTCGTTGAAGTAGTAACCTATGCTGGAAGTTTTAAAGGTAATGGGGATTTTAAAAATATAAACACTATAATGGCAAAACCTCATATTACAGAAACAATTCCTCCGAGGCGGAATGCAGTAATGCATAATGAAAAATATAGATATAAACCATTGATGAGGGGATTTACTGATGTTCCAGCTAAAGGAGATCCTGTTTTATTGTGTACTATTGGTAAGGAAAATTTTTATTTAGGTCCATTGAATTATGATAATAATCCTAATTGGAATGATGATAAATTATTTCAACATGAAAGAGTACATTTAAAAACACCATCTAATGAAGCTTTAAGAAATGAAAAGAAAGTAAGGGGGGAGTCATTAAATTTTTATAAAGAAGAAGGGGTAGGTCGACTATCTAAAGTTCCAAATCCGACTCTTGATTTTACTCCTTTTAAAAAAGATAAAGCTATAAATGAAACTCACGGTGATATGATGTTTGAGGGTAGACATGGAAATAGTATTAGAATTGGAAGTAGAGCTAATCATCCTTATGTTTTTATATCAAATAATAGAAGTTTAACAGAATCTCCAAATGATTTTAAACCAATTCAAGAGTCCCATGCGGATGGTAGTTTGATTAGTATAACTTCTTCAGGAACTCTTAAAAATCATTTGGGTTTGGCATATGACCACCAAAAAGCATTAAGATATCCATTTATTCTTTCTAGTGAACTTGATGTACAAGAATCAAATTGGACAATACATAAAATGATGATTGACCTCATGTTACAGAGAAACAAAGCTGCTTCTCAACAAGATCCACTTTATGATTATCAATCTGATCAAATACTTATTACTTCTGATAGACTTATTTTTGATGCAAAAAATGACAATGTAATTATATCATCTTATGAAGATATACATTTAGGTGCAAAAAATAATGTAACGATATCAACAAATCGCGGTCATATGTATTGTAATGTTAATTCATTTAGTATAGGTAATCCAATGAATGTTGATACACAACCTATGGTATTGGGAGATCAACTTTACGCTGTTCTTAATCAAATTGCGGCAGTTATAAAAGAAGCACATTTTATGTGTCAAGGAGTAGCTTTACCTCTTGTAGATGCTAATCAATTTCCACTAACAGAAAAAATAGCAGAAATAGAAAATCAAATACCTGGAATCAGAAGTCAGTATCACGAAATTGAAAGTAATAATAGAATTAAAGCTGGTGAAGCACGATAATTTAATAAAAGTAGGAGGTAGTATGAAAACTACAAAAAAGAAAAAAACAAATATGAGAACTGTAATTAGACAAATAGTTAGAGAAGAAGTTGCTATGGCAATTCAAGAAGTAATAACTGAATTGAAACAACCAACAGAATCTCAACCAACTAAACCTATTCAGGAAAAACATTATTCAAAAAATTCAATATTGAATGATGTATTGAATGAAACAGCACAAGATGGTGAATGGAAAACATTAGGTGGTAAAGAATTTACTACTGATAGAATGAATGAATTGGTTGGTAGACAATATGGTGATATGATGAAAGATACACCACAACAAGCTGTTCCATCAAGTGATCCAATGGCTCAATTTGTTAATAAAGATTATAGGGATGTATTAAAAAGAACTGAAGAAAAACAACAACAAAAATATGGAAAATAAATAAAATGGGTTTAAAGGAAGATTTAATAAATGCGAAAGTTCAGTCACTTAAGGTACAAGGGGCAAAAGATGAAGCATTAGAAACAGCTAAAGAAACGGGATCTGCTATAGAAACTGAATGTGAACTTATTACAGAAGCTATATCTAAATTTATAACTAGTACAAATTTTACAATAACTGAACTGAAAGCTCCTGTTATTATTGAGGACCTTAAAACTCCAGAACAACCGGTTGATGTTGCACCGGAAACTTTATTGGGAGAATATGGTCCACTTTTAAAAACCTTAAAAGATTTAGCATCATTAGTTCCTGGTGCGGGTGGTATCATCGATCAACTTGAAGATCAAATAAAGAAAGCTATAAAACCACTTACTCAGGGTGGAGCAACTTTACCTGGTTTAGATTTAGGAAAAGATTCAGGTGGTTTGGAGTCAACTGGTTATGTTCACATAGGTGGGGATCCGGATTCACAAGATGCATTTGATGTTGAAGATGAAGATGGTCAAAGAGAATTTACAAAAGTAGTAGCAATACAAGAAGATATAGACGATTTATTGAGGGATTAAAATGGCAATAAGAGATACATCAAGAAAACCTTATATACAAGATAATGATAATAATATAAAGATTGGTATTGACTTACCAGTTAGGCGGGGTGATAATTTAGATGGTTATTTTGCTTCAACAAAAACAACGATTGAAGCTGTAAAAAATAATATAAGAAATTTAGTAAGTACTGTACCTGGTGAAAGATTTTATCATCCTACTCTTGGTATACACTTAAGGAAATTTTTATTTGAACAAATTGATGATAATTCTATATTATCTATACAAGATTTAATACTTGACTCTATTTCTGTTTTTTTACCTTTTGTAGAAGTGAGGAATATACAAGTTAAAACAGCGAATAATAATACTGATGTTGGAGTCAATACATTATTGATAAACATTATTTTTAATATCAAAAGAGATCCACAAACTTTAGATTCTGTACAATTAGCTATAAGTAGTACATCAGACTCAACAACGGATGGGGGATTTTAATGGAGATAAAATATGCCATATAATGATAAAAGTTTTAGAGAATCAAATATAAATTATTTAAATAAAGATTTTCATTCATTGAAACAATCTTTAATGAATTATGCTAAATCATATTTCCCAGATACATATAGAGATTTTAATGAAACATCCCCTGGTATGATGTTACTTGAAATGTCTGCATATGTTGGTGATGTATTATCATTTTATATAGACCAACAATATAGAGAAATGATTTTACCACTTACTGAGGAACGAAAGAATATTTTAAATATGGCTAAAATGTTTGGTTATAAAGTAAAACCAATTATTCCATCTCATTGTTATTTGACATTTACAGATGAAATATCAGCTGAAACAGATCATCCAGAAAAAGTAGATTATTCTGATGCCGGAGTTTTCCCTAAAGGAATTAAAGTAAATTCTATAACAGATTCTAGTCTTGTATTTGAAACATTAGATGTTGTTGACTTTACTATATCTCAATCTAATGATACTTTACTTATGGCAAGTACTGATCAAGCTGGATTAGCGGAATCATATAATTTAAAAAGAACTGTGAGAGCAGTAAGTGGAGAAGAAAAATCTATGACTTTTGAAGTCGGAACTCCAAAGAAATTTTTGAAATTAACAATACCTGATACTAATGTAATTGACATTATATCTGTTTTTGATTCGAATGGAAATGAATGGTATGAAGTAGATTATTTAGCTCAAGATAGAATTCCGATAGAAACACATTATACAAATGGAAATAGAGACACGGCTTATAGAGATATTCATGGAACTGACTGGGGTAGTGGAGTTCCGGTACCATATGCTTTAGAATATATCACAACACATAAAAGATTTACTCGTGAAACAAATTTTGATAATAGTACTTCTTTAATTTTTGGTAATGGGATATTAAAAGGACAGAACACAATTGGAAGTACTTATTTAGAATTAGAACAAGCTGGTATTATAGTTCCAGGTCAAATGTCTGATTTGAATGACCATATAGATCCACTTGTTGGTGATGAATATTCTACACTTGGAGAAGCCCCATCTCAAATAAATTTAACAGTTAGATATAGAGTGGGGGGAGGTATTGATAGTAATGTTATTGTTGGAGAATTGACTCAATTCGAAAACTCCACAATTTTACCTATTGGAGGTAATGGATCTGCGAGATTAGATTCTGTAATAAATAATTCAGCAGCTCGTGGGGGAAGAGACAGTGAATCTTTACATGAAATAAAACAAAAAACATTGGCTTTCTTTACAACTCAAAACAGATGTGTGACGAAGGAAGATTATCAAGCTAGAATTTTGAATATGTCTTCAAAATTTGGTTCTATTGCTAAAGTTTATGTTGAAAGATCTAATATCATAGATTATATTGCTGGTTCGATGACAAATTATATTAGCGGGGTTGATAGTTTATTAAGTACCCTTACAACACAGGCACAAACTGATAGTACGACATTGGCGGATATCGCGACATCTTTATCTAATTTTTCTAGTAATGTTACCACTCCAACTCCAGGACAAATAACACAAGCTTCAGAGATGGGTACAGTAAATATTTATCTTCTTACATATAATGATAGAAAAGAATTAGTTGGAAATCCACTGGCAGTCAATGCGGGATTATCAGACTATGTTCCAACTTTATTAAAACAAAATGTAGCTAAATATTTAGATGATTTCAAAATACTTACAGAACAAATTACAATTCAAGATGGATATGTAATTAATTTCGGTGTATTTTTTGATGTAATTGCTGAAAAATGGGCAAATAAAACAAAAATAAAAATGTTATGTATAGAAGCATTAAAAGATTATTTTAGTATAGATAAAATGCAATTTAATCAACCAATATATATAAGTCAGTTGGAATATGTATTAATGAATATAAGTGGTGTAAGATCTGTAAATTATGTATGTTTATCACAAGAAGAAAATCATATAGACACATCTCAACCACCATTAGATAACGAGACATTTCGATATTCCATAAACGAAAGTGTTGACGATAATGGGGATACAACGACATCATTGAATACAAATGGTACTATAGGTTATGGGTATAGATATGATTTTTCAGCTGCAACTGGGGCACTTAGAGATGGAGTAATATTACCTCCAGATCCAACAACTCCAGGAGTATTCGAACTTAAAAATCCAAACCAAAATATTAAGGGGGTAGTGAGATAATGCATCATTTTATTTTTCCAACATCAGACTCATGGATATCGAGTGGATCTTCTACGGTAGATGGAGAGTCATTTAAAGATCAAAACTTTGGTAAAGATCAAATATTAGAAATTAAAAAGAATTTTTACAATGATGCATTTGATTATCAAACAAGAGCTCTTATAGATTTCTCAGGAACAGAATTTACCAATATGTCACAATCAATTGTTAATGGTGATATTACAAATCCAAAATTTTATTTAAAACTATATGAAGCTGAAGGTAATTCAGAATTATCTGAAGAGTACACATTACATATTCAAGCTATAGATCAATCTTGGAAAGAGGGAACTGGTAAATTTGGTGATAGACCAAAAAATACAAATGGTGTGAGTTGGGAAAATAGGGAACATCCGGTTGGTGGTGTAGCTAATAACTGGACATCTTCGAGAGCAATTGGTGGTAATGATGCAACTGGTTCTATTTATATAAACCAAGTTCCAAGTGAGTCACAACATGCGATTGAAATTAGAAATATAAGTCCTGAAAATCATCATAATATGGTTTTTGTTGGTGTAACATCACATTCTCTATTTACAAATGAAGGCACCAATTTTAGGCCATTTTCTATTCCAATAGGTGGTAATGTTGATAAATATGGACAAGCCCTTAAAGATTCAATAAACGAAGTTGGAATATCAGCATCAAATGATAGCAACTATTCTGAAAATATAAAAGATTGGGCATATACAGCATCTTATGATAGTACTCAAAATAGATTAAGTATTTCAGCTTCAAACACTGGAGTTACTGGTAATGCATTAATTATAACATCATCTGTTGGAGGAAATGATCAAATTATATATAAATGGAATGCTGGTGGATTTACACCTGACATAGAAGTTACTTCCTCCGGTGCCGCTAATGGAATTCCACTTTTAGGTGGGGGGACTGACACTACTGCAGTAAGTTATAAGGATGGACCAAAAGTATTAACAGTAAGTTCATCTAATCAATCTTTTTCAAAAGAATCACCTGATATTGAAGTAGAAGTTACTGATATGGTAAATATGTGGTTACAAGGACAAAAATCTAACTATGGAATGCAAATAAGGTTTAGTGGAAGTCAAGAAACAGATAGTACTATAACAAACCGATTAAAATTTTTCTCAAGAAATACTCATACAATTTATCAACCGAGATTAGAAATTCGTTGGGATGATCATTCACCATGTACGGGTTCAAATACTGGAAGTTTAAATGAATTAACAATGAGTGGATTAGCTGATAACTATCTTTATATGAGAGGTTTAAGAGAAAGTTATAAGGAGAATGATAGAGTTAAATTTAGAGTAGGTGCTAGAAAAAGATATATTCAAAAAACTTTCAATACATCAGTTCAAACCGTAACTGGTTCATACATACCTGAAGGTAGTGGTTCATATGCAATCAAAGATGTTGCTACTGATGAGTATATTGTACCATTTGGTTATACATCAATGAGTTGTGATTCTGAAGGGCCTTACTTTAATCAATGGTTGGAT